CGCGGGCGTAAATCCGCGGAACCGGGACTACCGGTTAGTATACTACTGATCTCAGAGTTTGGTTCCATTTGGGACTAAATTCTGAGGATGACTAGCATCCCCATCGGGCCTGTAAGAGGGTTAACCCACCTCCTTAAACCGCAGAGATTAGAACACTCTGTGGCCCACCAGCTTATACTGGACAGGACGATTCTCTCATCGGACTATGACATAATGGTCCTTTGGGTGTGCATGGCAGGTTGGTCTGGCACTATTGTGTGGGAGTTGCACAATCATGTCTTATCAAGGTGCCCCTCTACTTCTCCACTCACGTGGACCCCGGGAGGATGTCACTCGGGGGAGAGAAAGCATCTCGAGCATGTGTGGCCGAAAGCCCACAAGGTCGGAGGCCTGGGGGATAGGGGAAAGCCGGTGACGGCACCCTATGTGGTATCCTAAAGGATCTCATAACCTGTTAGGCTCTGTGAGTAATTCTGGGTACTGTTACTAGCTAACATCAATATATTTTTATGTTCGCATAATGAAACGCGAGTCCAGGTATGCCTGGGTAAGCGGTATTGATGTACGGGAGCTGTTGGGATTGAAACCTCATCAGTCGCCTGCTGGCAGTATCCTAAGAAACCAGTGTAGGGTCTTTCTGAAACCATATGAATATATGACCAAAAGATATGAAGGTTTCAGTTACACTCCAGGAAGATACTCAACCCGGATGCACTTGAAGTTGGGAAAGATAAGACTGGGAGTCTCCCAGTCTTGTTGGAAACACCTTCAGTCCTTAGCCGAGGATCTCAACGGACCTTCTCCACTCGTATTTGTTTGCGAGGAAAGAGGGGCTCCTTTGGCGTTACCTATCAAAATTTCGAAAATTTAATTTATTTCAAAATGATATTACACCAGCAAAAAGTCCAACTTTCCCTCCTCTCTCATCCGTTAGTGACGAAACGCCATTTCTCAGATGATCGAGTCTATGAAATAGGTGGGACCCGTTATACAAAGGCTGACGTTCTCAGCATAGCTCCAGAGCTTAGAACACAAGACCAATGGCTTGTGCTCGTAGACTGGTCCCAAGTCCGAACACGACCTTATGTCGTGGTCGATCCTTTTGATCCAGCCGGACTCCTTTATATGAACTATTCCGAGTATCTTGTACAAACAAGAACTCTAGCTTCTGTGATCCCCACATTGCAAGTCATCTACAGACCCGGAGTGGTTAAACCCATTCCTCTTCAAAAATACCCCCCCCATCCCAAGTCTTTTCATCCTTGGTCTGAGGGACTTAAAAGTTTACGGGATTTCCGAACTCAATCTACGAAAACCAATTATAATTCTTATGTCGACCTTAAACGTTGGCTAACACGAAATTTTAAATGGTCTCGCGATGGAGCGGTCCTGGTCAATGACAGAAATGTCAGAGGCTTCCTAACATTGTGGTCTCGAGAAGTCGGACACATGTTGGGGTTGGGCTCATCAGTGCGTAGAGAAGAAGGCCTAAACCCCCTAATCGAGCACATAGAGCACCTTATCCGCCATCATGGAATTCTCCAAACCATAAAGATTATGAAGATCATGATACATGTGATCTTGTCCTTCTTAGCGGGTAATCCGCTTAAGAGTACACACGAGCTAGGACACAGGATTCGTTTATCTAATGGCCTTCCCAAGGCTATGGGTAGACAAGCCCGTGCACAAATTCGTGCTGCAGTCCGGACAGGGTCCCCTCAGATAGTAAGATACTGGACATCCGTCCTGGCATCCTATAAAGCCATCGATGCAACTTCGTCGGACAACCGTCCTGACTTATCGACTATTGCCGCTCCATCGGGCCAATCAATTCCAATAGGCGAATTCGCAGAATTCTGCGGATCCACCGAAGGGTTTTGGGCACGATGGTTTGAGGCTCATCAATTTAATTACAAAGATGGCCGGTTCCCATTGTTTTCTTACAAATCTGCTTGGGGAAAGGCAATCCTCGCGGGGGGTGCGAACTCCTCGATCTCTGTCTCAGGTTTACATGCGGATGCTGTAGCCTGGGCAGAGGCGCCCATGAATTATCCAAGGGCGCTATTCTCTATCTGGAAAGATAGAGCTCTCGTAAACCTTATGGACTTATCAGTCCATGAGGAGCGGGTGGATCAGGATATCCGCGATGGATTGCGGGGGCCCCGTCTGGAAGCTGGACCTTCTTGGGAATTCATGATTCCTAATCGGCTCCTTGGAGAGTGGAGGTCCCTGTGCATGAACTTATCTGACTTTATGTCAGGTGCAGCCGAGAGGACAAAGAATTTTACAGACCTTGGAGCAATGCTCGGTCTAACTTATGGATACCACAAGACTTTGGCCTCAAAGCGGATTGCACAGGGAACTACCTCTCTTAATACCCAATGGGTCGATAAAGAAGCTCGATCGAAAGGGGATCTGCTGCAAGTGATTAGAAGTTTATTCTTCTCACCCGATTCTCGGTCAACCCCACGGGTCGCGTCACGAATTGCTTCGTACCTGCGGCTTCCCCACAAAGCAGGTTACCCTATCCTGGGTAGACTCCATGCGATCCATGAGGCGGCCGGGAAGATCCGCGTGGTTGCCATTTGCGATTACTTCACGCAGCTTGCCTGTGAACCTATTCACAGTTATATATTTTCCCTTTTAAAGGGCGTCCCACAAGATGGGACCTTTGATCAACAAGCTGCAGTGGAGTCTTTCGCAAAGGAAGGCCACAAGGAAATATATTCCTTTGATTTAAAATCAGCGACAGATCTTATCCCGATTGAATTATATCGAGAAGTGATGGAAATGTTATTTGGACGAAAAGTCACGGAACTTTGGTCTCGTCTCTTAACCGATAGGTGGTTCTTGGCCCCCACCGAGTGTCAAGGTCGTGATACCCCCCAGGGTGTCATGACTAAGATCTCGAAAGGGGGACTTGTATCCAATTTTATTAAATACACAAGAGGCCAACCTATGGGTGCGTTAAGCTCATGGGGTTCCATGGCTCTAGTCCACCACGCTTTAGTCCAGTTCGCAGCCAAACCACATATGGATACATGGTTTACTGCGTACCGTGTTCTGGGTGATGATATAGTCATTGCTGACCCCAGAGTTGCAGAATCCTATGTAGCTCTCTGCGAGTCATTTGGTATCACACTCTCGCTTGCAAAGTCTTTGATTTCCAAAAAGGGCGTCTTTAACTTTGCAAGCCAGACTTTCTCCGGAACGGAGAACGTGTCCACCATCTCACTCAAAGAAGCTATATCCGCAGTCACATGGGATCGTCGTATAGCGTTTGCCCGAAGGGTATTAGAGAGATTCTCTCACGGTGTCACTTTTAAAGAGATGCTGAAACGCTCATGCACTTTCCCAATGTGGAACATTATGTCTTCGGAACTAATGTATGGAATCAAGGACGGTGTAGCACGTGCTACTCAGTTCTTTCTGCACAATCCATTCTCAGGGTCGAAACCCTGGGACAGACCGTACATAGATAGTGTAATATCTTGGTTAGGGTTGTTAAACCCTAGCCTCGATAATTTATCGACTGAGCAACTGTCTCAATTTGAGACCGTGCTACGGGACTCGATACGTAAGATGTTATGGGAGAAAGTCCGGAAGGATATGCAAACCGCGTTAGCGGTCCGCAAGGCCCTCCGGGCCGATTACTCGGCATATCTTTCCAAGCCCCACCTTACGGTGTTCCAGTCTCTATACATTATCAATGTATTGGAAGATAAAGTTAACCAGATCATTAAAGATCTGCAATCTATGGAGGATTCCTTTAGAATGCCTGGGTTGTCAGGAATGACTACTCAGGATCAACTTCAGACATGGGTCAAATTGCAATCAATTTGTACCATCCCAAAAACTTGGGATGATCCCATGTCGACTGGCAATAAGGTTCCTTGGGCTCAAGTACTCGCGGCTATTGGAGCCAAAGAGTACGAGGCCGCCATCAAAGATCAAGATGATCGCTTGGATTTATTTAAGCGAACTGGGCTGTGGTCGAAGACCCTACCGAAAGATAAACTCTCGGTACCCTATCTTGCTCTCTTTGAGGCTGCACTGATGTCCGCCCGTACCGTTCTTTCGATACCTAGACCACTCGTCAACGTCCCAAAAGGCTATATCTCCCAATTATTTGGAAGATATCTACAGCTGAGACGAGACTACCTGAAACATAGCTTCTTGCCATGTCTCCCACGTGGTAAGGATGCGAATGTCATTCCGTATGAATTTCGAACGGAAGCACCTTCTGGTGCCCAAGGTACTCTTGTCGGTTTCTTAGGTTAACTCCTAAGGGACTATTCCCTGTGAGAATCACAGGGGGGCCATAATCATGGATTCTAGCAGTTGCTGAATAAACTCG